TCCATGATCTTGTCAATTTGTTCAATTTCAAGATCGATCATGTCATCCATAAGCCTTTGAGCCTTTTGAACAATGTCGGCAAATTTACCCCATTCGAAATAAGCTTCTTGTGTCCATGCATTTTGAACAAAAGATGTAAGATTAACAAGCATTAAACGACATGAATCATAAGGAGAAAGTATAATTTCACCACATGGGTTGGTAGAAACAGAACCAAAACCTTCTTTTGTATAAATGTCAGAAGGTGTATTGCGCTTTGCAGTGTCCCAAAATAAAACACCGGGTTCGGCTGATGCATGTGCGGACTCAATTAATGCATCCCAAACTTCTTTAGCTTCTACATAGTTTTCAACTTCAGGTTCGATTTTATTTTCAACAGGCCATCTTTGTTGGTATTTGTGATCGCCTTTAACAGCGTCCATAAATTCATCAGAAACTCTGACAGATATATTTGCACCTGTTACTTTTTTAAGATCGCGTTTAATCTTAATAAAATCCATAACTTGAGGGTGATGAACTGAAATTGACAGCATTAATGCACCACGCCGGCCGCCTTGTGCAACTTCGCGGCATGAATTAGAAAATCTTTCCATAAAGACTTCAATACCGTCTGTTGTTTTTGCAGCGTTAGAAGTATTAAGGCCTTTTGGTCGAATTGTAGAAACATCAAACCCTACACCACCTCGTCGTTTCATAATTTGAACTTGCTCTTGATCTGTTGTTAAAATACCTGCATAGCTGTCGTAAGGTTCTTTAATTACAAAACAATTTGATAAAGATTGTATTTTTGATTCGTTACCAATACCGCTCATTGGTGAGCCTTGAGGCACAATATATTTAAAATCTTTAAGTAACTGATAAATTTCTTCTAGATCCATACCGTTAGGATATTTTCTTTCAATCCTTGCAAATTCCCTAGCTAATCTTCTATGCATATCATCTGGGTTTGATTCTAAATAATTTCCTTCTGCATCTTGTAGTGCATATTTGCCAGCAAAAACGCTGGCTGCAAGTTCATCGCCTTTGAAATACTCAAGGCTGGCTTGATATACTTGATTGTAATCGTACATCTATTTTTCTCCGATAAGTTATTTTCCTGTTATTTCTTTCCATTTAGACTTAAGCATGTCTTTGGTGCCTGTATGCGCGGATTCTACCATGTCCAATACAGAAAGTGAATTAGGATCGTCAATTATTTCAAAATGACTTCTTGCCGTATCAATCCTGATTGGGAATAGAATTCCGTCTTGTCCCGCACGATTTTTTGCAACGAACAGGCGTGCAGCTCCTGTTGCTTTTTCTAATTGTTTGCGTGATATTGAAAGAACAACGTCGGCAACCATAGCTTTTCCATATGCTTCAGACATATTGCCAAGACCTACAACTTCTTTATCAGAGGCTTCTCTATTAGCTTGCGATGCTGTCCAAATTGGTATTTTTAGTTCCATCGCTAAGTTTCTTAATTCCTCATAAATCAACTTAAGCTCATGACGCAAAGAATCATATTGACGTGTCGATCTCATAATGTCTGCATAATCAATGACGATTAATCCAGGTTTGAAATCTTTCATTGCCAATTTCTCCAAATGATTCTTAATTGTGATAATACTCGCTGATCCTGTCGGGTATTCTTTAATTATCAATCGTCCGTAATCGTTTCCTTCATACCTACTCAAAATTTCTTCTTTTTTGTCGATGACATCAGTTGAGTTAATACCACAAAGGTGAGAGTCATATCGAACGCCTACGGCTGTTTCTGTTAGCTCGAAAGTATAGTGTAAAACGTTTTTTCCACGCTTAAGAGCCTCAGCGCCGCAATGAACTAGCCAATGTGATTTACCAACTCCTGTTGGTGCAGTAATAACTCCTATTTCGCCACGTGCAAGACCTCCATTTAGGACTTCTTTTTTGTCCAAAGGATCCAAACCTGTTGGGCAACATACACGAGTTAATCGAGTAAAGCGTGCTTCATAATCTTCAAAGAAATCATGTCCAATTGTGGATGGTGTTCCTTTTGAAACAGCATCTTTCATGATACTCAAAACTGACTCATAATTTTCTGCTGTTATGGCTTGAACGCAATCTTCTAAAGCTTGCTTAAGAACTTGCTTTTTGCAAAAATCTAATGTTTTTTCTTTAACGTATTCAAGGTCGCCTTCGTTACCTTGATTTTTAACACGCGAAAGAAACTCAATTACTTGTTCACGAAGTATAACATCGTCGCCAGATGATAATTCATCTCTGATTATTGAAACAAGTAACTGAAGGGTTGGAAAATTTTTATATTTATGATAAAAACCAAAATGTCGATCGCAAAGATAAGTCAAGTATTTTAGTTCAAAATACTCAGGTGTCATTACTTCAATCATTTGTGCTGCCCATGTATGATCGGACAACATAGCTTGGAAAATCTTTTCTTGAAACGGTCGTCCGTATTTAGAAAAGTAACTTTCAACATGGTCGGGGGACATGTTCATTAGTACCTCATAGTAGTCTATTGTAAATTATTTTTGTATTGTAGACATCAATACTGTTAATTGCATTTTCATTTAGTAATTTATGTATGTTTATATTATTATATGTTTTTTGATGGTTTTCAAGTTTTTGTTCAAGTTTATTAATTTGGTAATGTGCTAAGTTATCGACGTCAAGATTAATAACTTTAAAGTTTCTTTCAATCATATCCTCGTTTTCTTTAATACTGCGATATATTTTCTTTTTAGATTTTTCCATTTTAGCTGAATTTTCAATAAACAATTGAAAACGATTTGAATCAAAATCAGGATTTTGAAATAAATTGCCATATTCTTTTACCAGCGTTTTAAATCCTGCACCAGGAACACCAGGAATATTATCTGAATTGTCACCTACAATTGCTTTAGCTAACGCAAAATTACTTGGGTGAATTCCAAATTTATCTATTACAAATTTTTCATTAACAAAAGACTTTAAAGTAGGTGAATAAATTATTGTTAAATTGTCGAGCAATTGATAATAATCATGATCTGAGGATAGAATCACCTTAGGTCTGGATTTAAAACGGTATTTGCATAGGTATCCAATAACATCATCAGCTTCAGAACCCTCCACGTATAACTGCGTCACAGGAAAGTTATCAAGAAATTTTATCAAGGTTTTAATTTGATAATTTCTATTTTGCATAGTGTCAGGTATGTCATCATAATACCTGTTTAGTTTGACAGGGCGAGACTGCCTTTTATAATCTGAATAAACATTCTTTTTTCTGACAGAACCACCGCCTTCCCAAATAATATAAACATCTTTTGCATTGGTCTTGTCAATTAGTTTTGTTAAATTATTATAAAACCCAACAATGCCACCGATTTGTTCACCGTTTTTTGACATTGTTGGGTTTGCAACATAGTGCCTAATAAAAAGATTGTAGGCATCTACAATAAGACAGCGATTATTCGCCATCAAACATTTCCGCTTGTAATGCTTCTAGTTCTGATAAAGATTCTGCATCAATATCAATACCATCAGTTGTTGTCATAACTTTTACCATTGCTTTTTCTACCAATTGATCGAGATAAGGTTTGTAATCAGGGTCTTTCATTAATTCATTGAAAGCAGTTTTTCTAAATTTTTTCTCAATAAGTACTTCGCCTGACTCACAACAAACAACCTGAAAATTCTTCCATTGTCCACTACCTGCGATCTTAATTGATTTGTTATTAATTATCTCTTCACCATGCTTTCTTAACAAATCAAATAGCTCTTCGTGTTCAACAATTCCTTTTCCAAAATGAATTTGAAATTTAGCTGTTCGGAATGGAGGAGCAACCTTATTTTTAATTGTTTTTGCTGAAACATTGATGCCAATTACGTCATCACCATCTTTAATTGGTTGGCCGGCACCTAGTTTGATTCGAATTGAACTATGAAATGGAATTGCTTTTCCGCCAGGAGTTGTTGTTGGATCACCATACATTACACCAACTTTAGTTCGAATTTGATTAAGACAAATTAAAAGTGAATTAGTTTGACCAATAACACCTGTTATTTTTCTCATACCCTTAGAAATTGCACGAGCTTGAAGACCAATAGATTCTTTGTCATAATCACCTAACAATTCAGCTTTTGGAGATGTTGCAGCAACTGAATCCCATATAATTGTAACAGGAACATCTTTATCTAATGCTTTGGCTTTAAGAATTGTTTTTTCTGCAATTGAAAGTACTTCTTCTGTACAATGTGTATCAACGTATACAAAACGTGAGGATACATCGACGCCTAGCGCACGAAGATTATCAACTGATGTTGCATTTTCTGTATCTATGTATACAACAATTCCACCCATTTGTTGAGTTGAACGTGCTAATTGTGTTGCGATATGTGATTTACCAATCGAAGGAGGTCCAAATATTTCTACAATACGACCCTCAGGTAAACCGCCTCCTTTTTGATTAGCACAAATATAGTCTAACATTTGACTACCTGTACTGACCCACCTTTTAACGTGAGTTGGGCTATCATCAACTGCGAGGTTGTAAGCAACTCTTGCACCTTTTTCTTTATTAAGTGACTTTATTAGGTCTTTAGTAAAATCATCACTTGGCATTTTTTCTCCTTTTTGTTTTGATTATACTTTACTACTTTAAGATATACAAAAAAAGACCTTTTAAAGGTCTTTAAGTTTTAAATAATTTAAATTTAAAATTACATGCCAAAAAGTGTTATGTCAACCTCTTCTCTTTTTTTATCTGCCTTTATTAATGCATCTTTAACTAGCCTAGCTTCTTCATCCATGCCGTCGCCTTCTAGCCAAGAAATCAAGTCTCCATCCCACTGTGATGCCTTCATTAGGCTGTTAATAGAATATTTTCCCCAAAAGTCATCATTAAAAAACTTTAAAAGATTGTTATATTCATCATATAATCCAACCAAAGATTGTTCTAGTTCTCTTCTTCTAATAATGTCTTTCACAACAGATTCAGTTGTTCCTAATCCCTGCATTGCATTAAAAAGCTGATAGGCATCTTCTGATGAAGCTTTTACCATTGTTGACTTAACAGCTCCTCGTGTAAATATATTTGTGAGGCCTTCAGCTGCACCTGAAATTGCACCTGATATTGTATCAAGTATTCCTTCATTAATAAGATGACGCCTAATTAGTTTGTTTAAGTTTTTTCTAGAAATTTTCATTGTTATTCCTTGCTTTACTGTTTAAAACTAATTAGGCGCCAAATTTTAAATCTTAACTGACTTTTTTAAGACATTAAATCTGCAAATGCATCATCTAAGTCATTATAAGATTTTCCTCCACCACCTGATTTTGGTGTATCATCAGAATCTGAATTATTACTTCCAAATTTTTCAGTACCTTCATCATCTTCATTGTCACCATTAAGCCAATCATTTACGATTTTACTAAGTTCATCGTAAGATTTTGTCTTAAAAATACCTTTTGTATCAGGTATATTTGTCATCCATTCTTTTGCTTGAGATGTATCATCAGATAGTTTTGTTGATCTACCTCGAGGAAGAATTTCTGTTTTTGCCCATTGTTGACCAGGCGGCTTTGAACAAATTACTTTAATATCACGTCCTGATTTAGGATCAGTAATATCTCCATAATCTTCATCAAGCATAATTCCAAGAAGTTTTTGATAGACAAGCTTTCCAAACCCCCACAATTGTACTCCTTTGTCTTCTTCACCTCTTACAACCACAGCAGCATAAACTCGCATTTTAGGATACAATTTTTTAGCCATTTCGTAGCTTTCTTTTGTACCTTCATCACGAAGTTTATTAATCAATTCTTGAACTGGATCTCGTTCACCAAACTGAGATGGTGCAAGAAGACCTCGCTGTCCAGGAATGTTGTAATAAAACATCAACTCTTTAAAAGGTTGACCGTCATTGTCTGGAAAACTCATAAGACGAACATTGTATTCTTCGTCAGGTTGTGGTTTCCACATTACGTTTTGTGATTTATTGTTACCGCTTAGTCGTTCTAGTTTGCGCTTGATAGCTTCAAAATCAATAGCCATGATTTTTCTCCGTTTTTAATGTTTAATGTGCAATATTTAATTTTTAATTTTTAATTGCTAGGCAATTATACTTTGTGTGTGTGTAGGTTACAAAATTATTTTAATTTATTTGATGTCTTTTGATGATAAGCTTCAAGTATTCTCATTCTTTCTATTTGTTCTTTAACTTCTTTTTGCTTTTCAAACATTCTATGATGATCTTTTTGTTTTGATTTTGGTTTGTTAGGATTAGGGCCGGGCTGAGGAATTGCAAATCCTCCAACAGCTGCTGCCACATTCATCTCCTCTAAATCAATTTCTTCAAAAGATTCTTCATCTTTTTTGTTTTTTTCTAATTCTTCTAAAAGAAATAAAATAGAATAAGGTTTATGTGATTCAGCTAATTCGAACGTACTAGTAGGTGTTTCACTTTCTATTGGTTGACTTTTTGTAAAAGCTTGTGTGCCAGCAGGAGTCACCTCAGAGGCGCCTGCATGAGGGGGCTCGTTCACAGTAGGTTCAGCTTGTTCAATTTCAACAGTTTCACCTAAGGACGCTTTATATAGGTCACCCAATCTTCTTAACAACTCAAAAGGCTTTGTAAGAAAAAGTTTTACAATTTGGCCTCCCGTGGATGATATTTTTTCAACAACATAACCTAAGGCTTCACCTAACATTCCGCCACCAGTTACTAAAGACATGACTTTTTCAAATAATTCAACAACCTTTGAAACAATTCCTTCTCTTTCAGATAGCGTTTTAAATACAAATTGTTCGACAGGTTGATCTCGTAAAAATGTACCT